GTTTCCCAGTCACGATCATGGTGGAGGCGTTGTGGCTACAGGAGGGGCTACGTTTGCTTGTGGATAGAACGCTGTGGTTGTGCCCGGAAGGTTTGCATAAGTCATCCCTGGCAAGCGTTGATACGCCATAGATTGCGCGTATGGGCTTACCCCACCACCTAAGAAGGAGGTGCTGCCTTTGAGTTGAGGCATGGCTGTTTGCAAAGGGCTTGGTGCAAAACGCTGAAAGCCTCCAGATTCATCAAAATCTTTAACTGCTTTAGAGGTTTGCTGGCGCAAATCTTTTTGCGCTGCTGCAATCTCTTTTTCAGATCTACTCATTCCCATATCAGTTACTCACCTGCTTAACACTTCCATCGCCGTCTGGCTTGTCTGAGCCTAGAGTTAGGATCTTTTGCTGCTTTTGGAAACTTCTTCATCTGTCCTGCAGATCGTGCACAGAAAGACTTTCTGCGCGCTGCACGCTTCCCTGTAGGCTTACTCTCCGTCACAGCAGTCTGGAGTTTACTACCAGGATTGGCTTTTCGATACGCTTTTACGCCAGCTTCTGTCATGCCAGCGCCTTGTTTTGTAGGGCGAAAGTTCTTTTTGTTTCGCTTAGGCATGTTATCGGGGCGTCTTTTCTTGACAGCGCCTCCGTTTGAAAACTCTTCTGCGTATCGTCTAAACATCAGGAGTACCTAGTTCTCTTGCGTCTATCAGACATCACAGCGCCACAACCTTTATGATTGCGAAGCACAGCCCCGCCACCTGCTTTCTTTACAATGGTCTTTACGTTTGTCGGCTTACCGCCTACGCCTTGTGGCTTGGCACGCTTGCGCTTAACAGCACTGCTTCTTTCTGAAGCCGTCATCTGATTAGCCTTAGATCGCGGCACACACTTGGGATACTTGCGCTTTGAACCTTTAACTTTCTTGCGTCCACACGCTTGAAACTTGCCATCTTTCTTAGGCGCGCCGATATCGACCCAATCGCCTTTTGAGTCTGTTTTTGAAAACCATTTGGTTAGGCTCATACGATCTTAGTGGGCTTGCGCTTGTTAGGAAGCATGCCACTAAATCCTCTAGGGTCTATTACTCTAGCGCGTTTCGCAGCAAAACCACCTGCGTTCATTTTTCTTGGCTTTGGCCCTTTGAAGTCTTTGCGCTTCACACCAGATGGATCTTTGATTTTGCCTGCGCAAATCTTACTGGCGTAAGCGTTTGCATACGCTGACGGGTATACCTTGAACTTACGCTTAGCTGCAGCCTTGCCCCTTGCACATAGTTTTGTCATGAACCCACACTCACTACTATTGCTCCTTCCGTTATCACTTGAACCGAACCCACCTCTCCTTGGGCTTCAAGAGGATCCGTTGTATACGGTAGCTCTTGAGAAAGACTAATCCAATTGTCGCCATCATACACTTGCAAAGTGTTGATTGTTGTGTTCCAGATTAAATCACCCGCATTGAATTTCAAGGTGTCACGACGCTCTCGTGTGAACTGAGCCGTGGCATCTGGGTCAAATGAATCAAGGCTGATCTCTAACAGACGGACAGCTTTATTGAAAGTGCCTCCATCTACACTAGAGTTGCCATTAACAAACGGCAGTCGGCCTTGAAGCAGCTTACTCATCGTCGCCCATTAGGTTGAAGGTCTAAACGAGTGCCGCCAATCCTAAAGCCAACACCCGTGCGAACACCTGTCGTGCCGTCATCATCAGATTCAAATCGCACAGCAGCCTGTCTTGCTCTAGCTCGAGTATCTATCTTGGTGGTAGTGCTGGTAATCGTTGATGTTTGGTCTGTTGTCAGACTGTTGCCCGGAAAGTTCCGCGCCTTCAATACAAAGTTGATGGTTTGATTTTCGCCGTCGCCCGTAAACTTCACATCAGGTATGCATCGACGCACAAATTGAAACTCTTCTCCTTCCCCAATATCAAAGTCTGCGCTTTCTATAAACACGTTGTCCATTGGCGAACCGTCATCATCGAATCCAGTTTCGTGCTTATAAATCAAATTGGTGCTGTCGTTTGATCCGTAGCCTGCTGCCCTGGGAAAAGATTCTATACCTTCATCAAGCCAAGCCGTTCGAGACAACTGGCCAATAGACCATGTTTGCTCAAGGTAATTGTAAGCAACGTACCTATCGATGGTTAAAGAATTAGCTGAACAGTAAAACCAACCTACCTCATCAAATTGCTTGTTAACAAAACCAAACACTTGGAATGCTTGGCCTTCGTTAAAGTCATCAAACACATAAGAGTGCACGCTACATGACAGCGGCTGCACTGCTCCCTGGTACGAGTAGAAACCTTTCTTGTCCATCCAGAACACACCAGATGGTGTATTTACCACAGCGTTAGGCCCAATCAAGCTCACGCCCTCGTTGATTAAGTTCAATCCAAACGTAAGCGGAGGCCCAACAAACTGCAGGCTATACAGCGCAACGTCAGTCCATATGAGAGTTTCTTGTCTAGCGCGCAAGCCTCCAATAATTTGTGAGCCTGCTGAACAACGCAAAGAACCTGCGGTGTTTGTAGATAATGGTTCCCACTCAGCTGCGTTCTCTTGGTCAGAGAAGGCAACGAGCAGTGGGTCAATAGCACCAGACCTATCGCCGCTCACAATAGGATCAGCACCTAGAACAATCGCGTGTCTATCAACATCAGATACAAGAACTTGTAAGCCTACAGTCGGCGCAAGATTAGCGCCTGCTAAGCTAGGCAGTGCTACCGCGCGAGAACTGAAACTTGTGTAGTCCCAGTAAAATATTCCACCGCCTCGCACACAAGACAGCAAGTCTTCTCCAAATGAGTCTAGAGACCACAGTCTTAATTGATTAGATGCACTGATTGCGCTTGTAGAACCCCATCCGCCAGCACCCCAAGTGCCAGCGCCATATCCTGAACCCGCAACAAATACATCTAAGCCAACATTGATTTGATATGCGCCATCAACTCCTGATCCACCATTGCCTGAGTCAGATGAGTTTGCGGTTACGGTTGCGCCAGAAGTGTCTTTGGCTGTGATGGTATAGCTGTTTGTATTAACAATCGTAGCTATCTCATATTCTTGATTTAAGACTGCAGCGATAACATTGCCACCCAACGAAGCGGCACCTGACAGCGTGACAAAATCTCCTTTCTGAGCGCCATGGCTTGAATCTGTAACAGTAAGCGTAGATGACCCATCAACAGCAGCAAATGTAATGCTGTTTGTGGACGTTTTTCTAATCGGAGTAATGTCATCGTAACCAGCGCCCTCTTGGATGTAGAGCTTGGTTCTTGTTCCCAACCCAAGTAGCTTTGTACCATCAAGAGCAACCCAGCCAAGAAGCTTTCTTCCTGTGCCGTCATAAGTCTCTGTAATGTATTTTTCCCAGCCGCCTATCTTTTCAGGAAAGCCTTTGCGAAAACGCACAAGGTTGCCGTCAAACCAACCACCTTCGGCGGTATAGTCTGTGCCCTCTTTGTTGATGCCAGGGTTAAAGATAAACTTCTGAAGTGGCATTACTGATACTCCCCAGTTCGTATCATCTCAGTGACTTCAACAGCACGATTGCCCACCTGTTGGCTCCAACGGCTGTCCATAAATTCATCGGCAGCAATATCAAACTGCTCGCGGGACATGGCTTCAACGGCTTTGACAAACCCGCGTAGTCTTGTAATGCCAAGGTTAAAACATATGTCGATCATGGCGTCCTGACGGGCTTCGTTAAGTGCTGCAAACCAAAAGTAAGTGTCTTCTAGTTCTTCACGCACACGTTTAACGTCGTTGTTTAAAAGGTATTCTATCTCATCATCAGACAGTCCAAGGCCAGAGTCGCTGATATTTCTCCCAACGCCCAAAGTTTCATACCCGGCGGAGCACAGGTATACATGACTACGCACACCCTCGTGCAGCTTTAGCATCTCAATTAGTTTTGTCATTACTTCTCCCTGCTTACGCCTCTAGTTTTTTCGTAGCTACGCATAGCGCCGAGGCCCAACATTCCAGTCATAGTAGTCATCAACAACGACGGATCTATTTCTGGAACGTCTACCCATATGCCTGCGATGGGTGCAATCAATACATGATACAGAAGACCCAGACTACAGCACCAACCGATTGAGGGACGCCACCCGGCAACGAATAGCGATTTGTGAGCAGCCTCGACCTTGTTGATCTCCATTTGGCCCTTGGCAAGTTCAGCGGCATGGCGCTCTGCAAGCGTGCTCAACTCAAAGGCAATACGATTCTTTTCGTCCTTGTCTTCAATGACCTTGTCGAGCAAAGAGGTAGCTGGGCCTATGAGTGATGCAAGTATGCTCATCGTTTTGCCATGTATGCTGTAGCGCCAAAGTATAGCCCGACAATAGAAGCCTGACTAAGAAATAACATATCACTTAGAGAAGCCAGAGTGGACAAACGAGACTCAGGTATGAAGGGCAGAAGTGGTAGTAAAGCGAAAACCACCATACTAGTAAGACTAAGGATCGTGACTGGGAAAC